ATTCATCAACAATCTCAACGAATGGTGGGAATGTATATCCACCACCACCATTTACGAGGTCAACACCAATCACACTACCAGTGATACCTCTGCCTCCGTTGACAACATCTTTAATACCACCAATAATTGCTTCGGCAGTACCACCATTACCCTTTCCACCAAAGATTTTAATCTTTGTGCCACCACAACCACCAAGGTCTGGTGGTCCAGCATAACACTTACTAAGAGCACTTTGGAATCCAGGTTGAGATACACTTGGATTCATAAAATCAAACACACCAAGAGAACCTGTTGCACCAGCAATATCTTGAAGTGCGTTTACACCAGTTGCAAGCAAGTCATCTGCAATCGCTTGTGCTTCATTAGCGGTGCTTAAAATCTCATCAACAGGAACACCTGCTTTATCACTGAATCCTTTACCAATGACCCACTCATTTGATGCAAGATCAAAGTCACTTGCAAAGTCATTACAACCAATATCCTGTGCCAATCCTAAAATAGCACTTGCAGTTCCTCTGAGAAAGTTGAGTGGTGAGAAACCCATTGAAATTTTACTGACTGCATTCATCAATGGTTCTAAGAAACTGGTGACACCACCAATAATATGATTCATCAAAGCACCAACAACCTGGTCTCCAATACACGAAACAAAGTTAGTGACGTTATCTGCAACACTTGAAAGAACTCCTTTGATAGTATCACCAATACCGCCAATAATTTTATTAGCAATACAAGGCATTGCATCAGAAATTTCCTTAACTGGACCAATAAATGTTGCCTGAGCGATAGTTCCTGCAATATCTGCAAGTTTAGGATTTTGTGTTGCTGCAAGAACTAATTGATAGACAGTATCATACAGTGCTTGAAGACCTGTATTCAGCACAGGCATCAGAGCATTTGTAAGATTCTTAGTCATATCATTCACCATACGTGCAGCACCGTTCTGAATACTTTGCGTTGCACTATCAATAGCATCAAATAGTTGTTGCTTCTTCTCCCCAATAAATTTATTTGCACCATCAACTGCACCTTGAATACCAGCAGTGATTTCTTTTACTCTTTTAGTAAAGTTATCAACTTCATTCTTGATTCTCTGAACTGCACTATCTGGTTCTTTTGATGCTGCGGTTACTTTCTTACCAATAGCAGAACTTGCAGATATTTCTTGTTTTGCTGGGTCTTGGGTTTCGTCTCCTCCAGCACCATTTAATTTATCAGCAGTTGCCTTATCAACTGAACGTGGTGCTTTTTGTGATGTTGTAGTATTTTCATTCGACTGATTTGGTGCAATAACACCAGTTGCAGGTTTGATTCTATCCGTAAATCCAGTGAATGGTTCAAATGGATTCTTATATGTTGTTGATGCAACTTGATCCGTTCTACCAAAAACACCAAGAATTGCAGGCTGCTGTGCGTTATCACCGTCAAGGAAGAAACCAAATACGGTATCACCAGGAGCAATCTTTACAGATGTACCTCTGTTTGCAGCACCAGAACCATCAGTACATCCAAGAATTGCAATCGCCCAGGGTAAATCTTCATTGGGAAGTTGTACCTCACTATATGGATGATATCCAAAGATACGAACCTTGAAACGGTTTCCCCATCCACCACCATTTGCTTGATTACCTTGTGCAGATGCAGGAGCAGTCTGACCAATCCACCAACGGAATCCGTCTCTTCCAATAAAATTAGTTTTTAAAAAAGATTCCTCTAACATTACTTCTCTTTAGTATTTGTAGCAAACTGACCGAAAGTATCTCTAACAAGTTTTGCGGATGTATATGACCCCTCTGTGTCATAATGGTGACACAATTCCTTAATCATATATAGTCCACTTTGCTCAGAATCCATCTCTCTTTCATCCGATGTAGTAGTCTTAGGGAACTCACAATGAATGACATCACCAGCGTGCAGATTTGTATTTGCACCAATAGTAATAGTGAGTGTTTGTGTGAAAAGAGTATTATATCTTGTCAGTGATTGTGACTGATATAACAGTTGGTCGGAATTTGGTTCAACGGATACATCTTTCTCAATTGTACCACGATCTAAGATTCCTGTGAAGATTCTTGTTGGAACTTCACCAAGAGTTTTCTCAGAGTCTTCTGATATCTTTGGATATCCAAGCTTTCTTCCAAGATTACTCATACTATTTTGGTAATCATCAATCTTGAATAAACTCTTCTCCGGATTTGTAATTCTGAAAGTAAGTGGATCAAAGTATGACCTTACACTAGCAAAGGCACCAAGTCTCAACTTCTCCAACATATTTTCATTTCTATCAGTCACATAGGATACGATTTTCAAATCCTCATTCATTCCATCACCATTTACAACTTCACTGTAAAAATATGGATTCTCTTTCGTTGTCTTTGGTTTCTGTGAAATCAGTTTATCAATCGACCTAAAATTATATCCTTCAGATGTTTCAAAGAAGAAATAACCAGCACTTCCATCTTTTCCCTCTGGAACAGCTTTCGATGCCAACCATCTCAATACAGTAAATGGTTTTCTTGTATTGCCAATGAAACCATACTTATTTTGTGTTTGGTCTACCTTTATCTCTTTGCTAGTTTGTAAATGTTCTTTGACTATAGTCTCTGCCGATGCTGAGATTGGTGATGATGTAGGAAACTTTTTGACAACTCTCACAGTTTCATTCGTGATTGCTTCTCTAGAACATAGATTTAACACGAATGATTCTTTCTCAGAACCACTTATAATATTGGTAATACTAGAAACATATAAGTGATTATTCTTCTTTGAGAAATCTAGATTGGGATTCCCCGCATTACCCAAAACCCTCAAAGAAACTCTCTCACCACCTCTCAGAGGTAATCCTTGGTAGATTCCTTTATTATCAATGACATTACCAGTGGTAGTGACTACCATCTTTGCGGTAATGGTAGGAGAAAATAAATCCTCATAATAATCTATCGACTGTACACCTAGTCGAAGGTCAAGACGACGGGAACCATCATTTGATTCAATTATAATCTCATCGTATTCTGAAGGATCTGATGCTGCTCTTGTCATTATGTGTATTCTAACTCCATAAGAAGAGTCTTAGCTACGAAACTATTTAACGGGTTTATGATAACCGTTTCTGTCGTAGATCCTCCACCTTCTCCACCACCACTTTCAGATCCTCCTCCACCTGAAGATGGTTGTGTGATTGGAATTGGAATAACTTGTCCTCTCTTACCCTCAGATACAGCATTTGCAGTTGTGGTTCCTTGTTCTGTTGATGAAATTGATGTGCCACCATATCCACTTAAATCTGGAATTGCTCCTGGTTGACCCTGAATATTTGCTCTACTTAACTGAATCAACTTGACATAAGGATTTGGTGAGGTATTGCCACCATAGTTTATAGATCCTCTCTCTGTTGACGCTTCAAGGTGGATATGAGGACCAGTAGATTTTCCTGTGCTGCCAGTTGTTGCAAAAGAAGTTCCAGCAGGAACTCTTCCATTGGATATCAAAATTCTATTATTATGTGCAAATCTCAACTGAATACCTAAAGATTGAATCCAAACATCAACTGTAAGACCATATCCACCTGGTTCATTTTTAGTCCCAACAACTTCACAATCAACTCTCAATGATATGAATAAGTTTGGTTCACAAGCAAGGTCAATACCACCGTGTGGTCTAGTTCTAAAAGATTCTTGCATACCTTGAAGTGATGTAACTTTAGCAGGTGCTCCAAGGTCTAACATATCACCAACACCAAACCGTTGATTTACATTAACAGATGGTGCTTCATTTGCCTTTGCAAATTTTCTAAATGCTTCTTCAAGTTGTTCGGCAGTTATAGTTGCCGCGTTGTTATTAAATCCTCTGTAAAAACTCTGTCCTCTCTGTACCTGTTGCCCTGTATATCCTTTAGTTGCTTCAAGAACAGGAATACCAGCAAACTCCATTGCAAGTCTTAATGCTGCCTCTACAGGATTGTTAATAATCATATCAGGAGTAACTCCACGTCCTCTGATTAAAGATACTGCAATTTTATCCTGATTTTCTTCATTAAATAAGTCCGTATCTGGATCTAAATCTGCGTTTATTGCTTGTTGTATTGGATTTGTGAGTTGATATCTTCCAATTGCACCACGACCACCCTTTTCTCCAGTAGCATTTGCTGCTTCACGGATTGTCATTTTAGTTAAATCATCATTTTTATCATTAGGAGCAATTGATGTATATCCACCTTCTGCTGCTCCAATAATATCTAAAATCGGTCCAAATCTTCCACCAGTGCCACCACCACCTCCACCAGAAGTGCCGCCACCAGAAGCACCACCATCACCCTTTACTCCAAATGCAGCTTTAACTGCTCCAATAAGATCAAAGTTTAATAATTTTCTAATACCGTCTTTAAAATTATTCAGTGCTGAGTCTGCAGCATTTTCCAATCTTTTACTTTGCTTTGTTTGTTCGTCAGTTGCAGCATCAATACCAATATTTTCAAAACTAGTCCTAGCACCAACCAATCCAGTAGTAAAAGTTTTCAGAGAACTAAGAGTATTTTCTACCCATTGGGATAATGTAGTTCTTACTATATTAATCCTTTCAATCAATCGACCAGATTGTTTAATAATTTCTGGAACATTTTTTAGAATCCATCCAACAAAGACGGTTCCAACAAATCCCATCACTCTTCCAAGAATACCTCTGGTGCTACCAGATATTTTTCTTGATGCACTCTGACCAAGTGTTTTGATTGAACCTGCTTCAATTAAATCTTCCTTTTCTCTTCGTCTTACTGCTTCTCTCCTCTTATCAAATAAAGATCTTCTAACTAAGATTGCATCTTTCTTTGCTCTATTGCCTTCAGTCAACTGTTTTATAATTCCAGACGATGCTATATTCGCTCTACGAATCCCTACACCAAACTGATTTAAGGAGTCTCTAATATTGTCAATACTATCACTATTCTTATATAATGAACGATTAGTTTTAGACATTAGTTAGGCACCACGTTATAAGTTGAATATGCACCCAAGGTATAAATGTTATCGGCATTGCTGGTAGAGAAGGATGGTGGAGAACCACCGATACTCGTTCCACCAGGAGAAATTGTTTGTTGTTCTGGTTCTTCTTGTGATGGAACTTCAAATGGAACAACTGTGACACCAGGTTCAGTTGATTGTGAAACCGTTTGTGCGATAGTGGTTGCTCTTTCTTTACTCATTGATGTAAACATATCAGCAGGAAGTGTTCCAAACTTGCCAATATACTTTTCAGTATCAACAAAATTTTGTATCTCTGCCGAAGAGAATCCCATATCAGCAAGAGACATATCACCACTATACATCTGACTAGAGTCTACCTCAAAATTTGCTTGAAGTGGAACATTAACTGAAAGTTCACCTTCACCAAACATTGCAGGTTGAGAAAAGTCCATAGGTTGCTGCATCATACCAGTTTGTGCTTCTGCTGATGATGCTGGTGGTGGATTCAATGCTTCTGCAATAGACCTGATACTTTCACCACTACCTGCGGCAGGTTCCATTGGTTCAATCATTGATGGACCACCAGTTCCGTTTCCAGGATCCTCAAAACTTTCTGGTGGAGTAGTGCTTTCAGTTGGATTATATTGTTCCGCAGCACCTTGATTAGTATTATTCTGGTTCTGACCCTGACCCGAATTTTGATTGAAATTAGTAGGTGGTTCTTCAAAATTTCCAAAATCAGGAAAGAGACCACCAATTACAGGTGCATTTCTTAATTGCTTATAAGCATCGACAGCCTTTTCAGTCAACCATAATATGAATTTTGAAATGGATTCTGAGAAGAGATTAGTACCAACTCCAAGAATAAGCAGAGTTGCCATTCTCTTATAATTGCCAGTCAAGAGAGCAAGTGCTCCCTTTGCAATCATCATTGTACTTCGCATCTTGATGAGGTCACCAAGAACACTCTCACCAAGTCGTTTAAGTGCTTTAGTATTTCCTTCACTGAATAGTTTTATTGCTCTTACGCCTCTAGTGAGTAACCACCCACCAAGCAATGCAGTGAAGAATCCAGTAAGTCTTCCTAATATTCCTTGTGCTTGTCCTGCCAATCTTTGTGCAGGTGCAATCGTCTTTGCCTGTATCTTTCTTTCAATGGCAGACTCTGCACCTTCTCTTAGTTTTTGTTCTGCTAACTTTCTCTCAAGTAACGCTTGTTGCTGCTCTTTCTGCCTTTCTAATGCTTGAGAGACTGCTAGGTTATTAGAAATAACTTGCAATGATCCTGCAAGAGAATTGACCTGTGCTGTCAATCCTTGCAGTTGATTTGATACTGCTCCCAGTTGTAAGGAGTTTTTATTGATTAAATTTGTTGTTGTTGAATCAATTTGAGCAGCACCAGGTGGAACTGCTCTGCCTGTAAATGCAGCAGCAGATACCGTTGTTCTCCTACCTATAACTGGGAAACTACTGACCATTCTGTTGCTGCGCTTTTAAGTTTTCTTCTTCTATGTACTGCTTGAGGAAAGCAAGGTAAACATCTTTCTCCCAAGGTATCATATTTTCTAACTCTGTCAAGCTATATTTATGGTGCTGCATCAAAGCAAAATTGATTCTGAAGTATGACTCTAAGTCAATGTGAGCCATACTTACGCGAAAAAAGACGCTAGCCCCTCCAATACGATTTCACTTTCTACATCAGTGTTAGGATTCTTGACAGTAATTGAATGAGACAGTTTAGGCATCGTAGCAAAAAACTTCTCAATCTCTTTGAATTGTTTTGAACTCAATGAATCTAAGAAGTCACGAAGTTCTTTCTTAGTACAATCCTTTGAAGACCAAGACTCTTCTTCATTATAAACTTGCTCGATACACGAAGTAATAATATCAAAAGTTTCATCAACGTTGACATCATCAATAGCAAAGTTGTTCTTCACGAATTGATCCATCGATGGATACTTCATTCTCAAAGTCAGAGTGTCATCAAGTTTGATGTCTGGGGAATGATTCTCATCATATTGGATTTGAATATCATCAAGAACGATACTCATAGGAACTTTAGTTACACCATCGTCAGGACAGGTTACTAAAACCTCAACTTCTTCACCAACAGACTTTCCACGAATGTTGAGGAACAAATACTCAATATCAAATGTCGAAAGTTCTTCTACTTTTACACCACGAGTAGTGATACAATTCTTGATAACATCTTTAACTGCGTTAGCAATTTGAGTGGTATCTTCACTTTCCATCGCAATGATAAGAACCTTCTCTTCCTTCACCAAGAATGGTCTGTATTTAATTTTTTTCTTGGTAGAAGGAATCACCAACTCATAGGTTGGTGTTGCAATTTTTGGTAAAGGCATAATATCCCAAACAATTCAGTAAAATTATTTAGATGGGTTATAGGATGCGGAAACTACTATCAAATGCAGAGTTTAAGACTGTATTACTCTTGAAAGTACTAAACTGTGATTGACTATAAAGATCACCAACTTTACTCAGTGATTCATTGGTAAATGGAATTACTCCAGTATCTAATTGTAAATCTGTCCTAAAAGCATCGGCATCACTAAGTTCCCTAGTGAATATATCAGAGTAATTTGGAAGATTTTCCTTCTTATTATTCTCATTACCCTTTGCATAGTTAATAGAATATGCTTCACCTGCAATATATCTTTCAAAGTTGAAGGTACAAGATGCTTTCAAGACCTGTGAACCTTCATAAGATACTGTAGTAGAATTCAATGCGATTGGGAACAGACCAATAAATCTATATTCAATGTACTTCTTATAATCCTTATCAAACTTTGTGATTCTAGTGTAGTCACACTTATACTCATTAGGATATCTCATCCTAAAGTAATATCCTCTTTCTGCTGGACTTGTACCCTCAGCACCAGTGGTGCTACCGCTGGCAATCCACTCCATCCAGTGTTCAATGAACTTCAATGAGCGATAGTCAGTATCAACATAGAAGTCCATATCCATTTGGATGAACTGTCTGGTGTGTGCGAACTTTTCGCTTACACCCATATAATTACCAACAACATCAGCAGTAGCAAAACTAGTTCCTGGAAGATTTGCTCTGCACGCTAACAAACCGATTTCTTCTCCAAGAAATCTAGAATCCATTCCCCTCTGCATCAAATACTTCTGCAAAAATGATGGAAGTCCACCAAACTCTACCAGATAATGTGATGAAAGTGCTACTTGTGATATCAGAGGTTTTATTTGCGATATCTTTTTAGGAAACGGTCTAGGCACTCTAAATATCTTATATGAGATTGTTCGTTATTTAGATGTCGTACAAGGGAAAATATTCAGCGTCGCATCCTAAGAAATATAAGGGTGACCTAACCAATATTGTTTATCGTTCCTTATGGGAGCGCAAATTTATGGTGTACTGTGATAATAACGAGAACGTATTGGAGTGGGGTAGTGAAGAGATTGTTCTCCCATATCGCTCACCAATTGATAACAAGATTCATAGATACTTCCCAGACTTCTACATCAAGTATAAAGATGTAAATGGAAGAATCAAACGCTCACTGATTGAAGTCAAACCAATGAGTCAGTGTAGTCCACCAAAGAAACCACAACGACAAACAAAGAAGTATCTGAACGAAGCATACGAATATGCTAAGAATCAGGCAAAGTGGAAAGCAGCAAGAGAGTTCTGTGCTGACCGTATGTGGGAGTTTAAAGTATTGACCGAAAAAGAACTAGGTATCAAGTAATGGCACGAACCATTAAGTCTGGTGGTAGAATTGGAAGCAAATATTATTATGTTTACGAAACTGGTGAGGTAACTTCCAGTAGTGATCCTAACATTGAAGTTGGTTCTAATGTATATGATGATGGGATACGTAGAGACCCAAGACCTAAAAGTAATAGACCAACTGATACTGATACCAACAGAAATAGAATTCGTGTCGTAACGAACAATGTAACTGGTGTTAGAGACCCAGACATTGTAATGAACGAACTTATAAAAGTTCTAGAAAAATCAGAGGCACCAATACCTGGAAAGTTGTATGTTTATCGATACCAAGCAATCACACCTGGTATTAGATTTGATAGAAATCCTGTAGTTCAAATGCGTACACCTCTAGAAGATGGTTGGATTGCAGAGAACTATCATTGGTTGGGTAGAGGTCAGTCAGTGAGAAGATATCTTGCTAATGAAGTAGTGACTGAAGGCATCTATGAAATCTACCCATCTGAGTTGAGGGATGTGCTTATGCTTCCTTTGGCAGATTTTGCTATGAGTAGCTAAATAACTAAAAATCATCTTCAATGTCTAGAGAAGAAATGATTGCGGCAAATCGTGCCCGCGCAAGAAGAAGCAGAAATACTGATGATGCTGCAGAATTAGCAGCAGAGAATGCTGGTACAACAACACCACAGAATGCAGCTACTACTGGAACTGAAGAACAAACTCGATTTGTGTATCCAGAAAGAATGTTGGAGTCTGCTACCGACTACCTTTCAATAACAATTTTTGATTATGAAAAAGAAAAGAGTAAAGAAAATGATAAAAATCCTATTAACTTAACAGCTAGAGCAGATGAGATAGAACAAGTTTTCTCCGATGATAATAATGAAATTTATGCGGAACAAGCAAAGAAACTTCAAAAGAATTCGAAATATATTATC